TCTTATGCAGATGATCGATTCTGGAAACCTGAACTAGATAAAACTGGTAATGGTTATGCAGTCTTTAGATTTCTACCTGCAGTTAAAGATGAAGATTTACCATGGGCGAGATTATGGTCTCATGCCTTTCAAGGTCCTGGTGGCTGGTTAATCGAGAACAGTCTTACTACTCTAAACAAGAAATGTCCTATTAGTGAAGCAAATAGTTTACTATGGAATTCTGGTGTAGAGGCAGATAAAGAGATTGCTCGTAAGAGAAAAAGAAAACTATCATACATTGCTAATATTCAAATCATTAGTGATCCAAAACATCCTGAAAACGAAGGTCAAATCAAACTATTTAAGTTCGGTAAGAAAATCTTTGATAAGATTACTGAAGCGATGAAACCTGAATTCGAAGATGAAACTCCAATCAACCCATTTGATTTCTGGGAAGGTGCAAACTTCAAACTTAAAATCAGAAAAGTTGATGGTTATTGGAATTATGATAAATCTGAATTCGATGGTGCTTCTGCTATTGCAGACAATGATGAAGCAATCGAATCTATATGGGATAAACAATATCCTTTAAAACCATTTCTTGCACCAGAAAACTTTAAGTCATATGATGAGCTAAAAGCGAAACTAGATAAAGTTTTAATGGGAACAAGAAGTACTGGAACTGCTGAAGATGTTGCGATCCCACCTGCAACTGAAACAGCTTCACCAGTTGTACAAGAAACAGTAGATACAACATCCTCTCCAGTTGATGATGACAGCGATGAAACGCTTGATTATTTCAGTAAACTGGCGGAAGAGGACGCTTAATCTCTCCACCTGTTCTGTACATTAAGGGGTTGGGTTTCGCTCAACCCCTTTTTTTACGTCCAAGTGATTCGTTTTTATAAATAATAGTATTGTTTTTATGAAACAATGAGATATCAAAATTAAATTAAGGAGAACATTATGAGTTCTATTAAACTAATCGTGGGTGCTTTTGCACTTGCGACAGCGATGATCTGTGTATCGTCTGCCGAAACAACGGTGACACTACCAGATGTAAACGCTAAAATTTATGGTAAGTTAAACTACATGGCTTACTACAACGAAGATACCTCAAACAACGGTGTATGGAAGTCTGGCAATAATGCTTCAAGAATTGGTCTATCAATTTCTGAAGTATCAGATGTAAATGCTTTTGGTAAACTAGAAGTCGGCGTTAATGTTGACGACTCTGGATCAGATACATTTTCATCAAGACTTGCATATCTAGGAGTTGATGGCGGTGATCTAGGTAAATTAAGTGTAGGTCGTCAAGACTCAGTATTTACTGCTGTCACTGGCGCTACAGATGTTTTCAATGTATATGGTTCTAACGCAGATCAAAACCAAGGTAGTAGATTATCTAATACTTTGATTATATCTAACGGTGTTGGACCTGCTAGTGTTTCTACTCTTATTCAAATGGATGGGGCAGACAATACAAAAGACATTGATAAATATGAAATATCTGCTAATCTAGGACCAGTTTCTGTTGGTTATTCAAAAGATAACAATACAGAAATAGACTACATGGCAGTTTCTGGATCTCACGATCTAGGAGATGTTGCAATATCAGCTGCTTATTCTATTAAGGATAGTTCTGGTACTGAAACAAAAGGTTATGAAGTTGTTGGAACTGTTGGAAACATATCTGTTGGATATGGCGAAATAGTTGATGGCGATTCTTACATAACTGCTGGTATTGATCAACCAATCACTGGTGCATTTTCTGTCTATGCTGAATATCAGTTAGAGCAGAATGTATCTTCAAGTGAAGAAGATCAAAATAACTATGCTGTAGGTACAAAAATAGTATTTTAAGCATTGAGATATCAACTTAAATTAGGGGTCCTTAGTGACCCCTTTTTTATGGTATAAATACTACATGGAACAATTTTTTATTATATTAGCAGAATTTGGTTTACCTGTTGCAGGTTCATTTGCCATGGGTGTATTCATCTATATCATTCTTAGATATATTTTAGGTTCGGTCATAGGTCAAGTACAAACCATGCACTCTATTATTACACAATTAGATAATAGAGTTAAAAATATGAATAATGATATTATCAAACTTGATGTATTAGTTTCACATACACTTGAAATACCACCAGACGAAGAAAGAATTGCTCGTGCTGATGGTAAAAAAGATGCTAGGAGAGATTAATGGATCTAGTTAGTGTATTACAAGAATATGGATTTCCTATGTTTGCTGCTGTGGCAATGGCATACTTCATATATTTCATTTATAATTTTATCACAAAAGAAATTAAGACTAAACTAGGTCAAGCAAATACAGTTTTAATTGCACTTATAGATCGTATTCGAATGTTAGATAATGATATTATTCGATTAAAAGCAAAAGTTAAAACTGCTATCGAACTCAAAGAAAATTTAGAGAAAAAGAAGTCCCACAGAAAGTAATCTATTATAAATAGTAGCATGAAAACACTAATCAAAATAGTGTTATTCGGTGCGGTGTTATTATGGATTTTAGGGTGGGCATTTGATAACACAATAAAATATGTACAAGCGTCTGAACTAGATTTTCAATTTGGTAATCCAGCGTTCAGCGGTAATGGGTATGGTACCCATGTTCTAAGTGTAGATCAATTACAACATCAAAGAAAAAATGATGTTGAAGATGACGCTAAATCTGCTGCTTCAGCTGCGAAGCGTGAATTAAACAATACTACAATCGCCAAGTTCGTTAAGAATGTTGAGAGTAGAATATATGCTAACTTATCAAAACAGTTAGTTGATAATATGTTTGGTGTTTCTTGCGATAGTGAAACAACAACCTGTGCTACAAGTGGTACAGCAGATGTTGAAGGATCAACATTGTATTGGGTTAAAGATACTACAACAGGTAATATAACATTAACAATTACAGATGAGAGTGGTGCTGTAACCACTATGACTGTGCCTGTAGGAGACTTTGTATTTTAATGAGATACTTTGCTCTATTCATATTGTTAATGTTGACAGGTTGTGCTACTGTACCTAGTGATTTTCCTTATAAAGAAGAACCACCTAAGGCATATGGCACACCGACAGGCGACATATTAAAATATTACGATCACTTAGATCAAGAAATTATTACAGTTGCTGTATATGAGTTTCACGATCAAACAGGTCAAAGAAAACCTAGTACTAAGTTTTCTCAATTAAGTATGGCAGTTTCTCAAGGTGCAGATGTATGGGTAATACAGGCACTTAAAGAAACAGGTGAAGGCACTTGGTTTAGAGTTGTTGAAAGAGCAAGTTTAGATAATCTTGTTAAAGAAAGACAGTTAATCAGATCAACGACTGAATTATATGATGGATCAGAGATAGGTAAAGGTGTATTGAAACCTATGTTATTTGCTGGATTGTTATTTGAAGGCAACATTGTAGGTTATGATGCTAATACCGAAAGTGGTGGTGATGGTGCAAGATATTTTGGTATAGGTATACACGAAGAATATAGAGTAGATCAGGTGACTGTATCTATGAGAATTGTGTCAGTACACACAGGCGAAGTTATGATTGCTGTATCATCAACGAAGTCTATCGCCAGTTTTAAAACTGGTAGAGATGTATTTAGATTTTTAGACTTAGGCACAAAAGCATTAGAATTAGAAACTGGTGTGGCCGTAAACGAACCAGTTAATTATGCGTTGAGATCGGCAATAGAACATTGTATATTACAAATACTAGATGAAGGTAAGATTAAAGGTTTATGGAAAACTAAATTAAGACCTTCTAAATTAAACGGTTAAAGGAAAACAAAAATGAAAAAATTAATGCTAATTATGTTTATGATGGTTAGTACAGTATATGCAAACGACATTTATATCACCCAATCAGGTGCTACATTAGACTTAGATATATTACAAGATGGTGAAAATAACACTATCGGTAGTTCTACAACCTCGTCAAGTGTTATCGGTGCAACAACAAACTTTGATATCAAACAAGTTGGTAACTCGAATGTTATCACCTTTGATATTAATGGTGCAAACTACACAGGTACTTGGGACATAACTGGTAATTCAAATAACATTGACTTTAATTGTGATAGTACTGCTGGCAATTCAAGTTGTGGCACTGCTACTGCAAACATAACTTGGACAGGTAGTTCGCAAGATATTGATTTAGATATCGGTGAAACTTCATCAGCGACTGGTGCTACAGTTAATATAACTGGTGCGTCTGGTTCTGATTCAAATGTTATTGCTGCTTCAATAGACGGCAATTCTGTCATTCTAACACTTACAGTTAATGGCGATACAAATAATTACTTAATTGATATTGATGGTAACGGAGATGTTAATGGCCACACACTCATACACAACCACACAGGTAGTATTGCTGATGTTGACATTGTACAGTCTGGAGTAAATGATAATATGCTAAATCTAACTACTTCAGGAGACAATCACGATATTGATATTATACAAAGAGACTAATGAGGTTTCTTACTGCTATTGCATTTACCTCACTCGGTATGTTGGTCATCTGCTCGCAAGAGGCGAAGGCTAGTATCGGTGAGGTAATACTACACGAAGGTAGTGGTGTAATAGAAAGAAAAGATAATGGTGAGTCAGTTGAATCACAAATAGAAGCAGAAGTATTTTCTTACGACACAATCAGAACAGCAAAAGGCAAAACAGCAATCGAGTTTATTGATAAGACTCGTGTTGATGTCACCGAGCATTCTAAACTTATCATAGATGAATTTGTTTACGATCCTAATTCAAAGACAGGTAAGTTATCACTCAAAGCAGGTCTAGGTACAATCAGATATGCCTCTGGTCAAATTGCAAAAAACAGTCCTACAAGTATAAAGATACAAACACCTACAGCGACTATTGGTGTTAGAGGTACAGACTTCTCTATGACCGTAGATGAGATAGGTAGTTCTACAATTATATTATTACCGAGTTGTGATACGACAGGTGCTTGTTATGTAGGTGAAATATCAGTAGAGTCAGACGCAGGTCAAGTTATACTTAATCAGGCATTTCAGGCGACAGTTGTTGATACAGTTGCAAGTACACCTATGAAACCTGTTACCTTAGGTCTAGATGAAAATATGATTAATAACTTACTGATAATATCAAGACCCGCCGAAATAACTGAACAGTTAGAGCAATCAGAATATATAGCAGTGGCTGACGCCTTAGACTTAGACTTTTTACAATTTGATGATTTAGAAATTGACTATCTAGAGGAAGAAGAAAGTGCTTGGG